TGCACCCACTGTAGCATGCGACATTTGACTAATCTTTTCAGAATTGAGCCAGTCGTGCACCCAGAATTTGAAGAATGGCAATAATAACGGCATGTTACCTCTATGGCCTGGCTATAGGCTGGCTATTACTATGCTATAGGCTGGCCATAGCGACCCCATAGCATCTTAGAATCAGATACAGAGTAAGATCTTAAGATCTTAAGAGCGGACATGTTTCTCATGTTCATGGGTTCGGGGAGAATGATCTTTTGGCTTGTCCCAAATGCGCGAGGTGCATCGTGGACATTGAATGGGTTTTGTGATAATTCTTGGGAGCCAAAGATGCCCACAACGGAGGCATGTGCATTGCGTTACTGTTTCCATACTATACCACTAACATAGTAGTATGATGTTGTCAAGAAAATAATGTGAGGGTTACGGGATGCAGATCGTCCGCCGAGCCTTGGCGAGACGGCGATAGTAGGTGGTGATATCGAGTCCCCATTGTTGATGAAGACGTTTGGCGATGGTATGAGTACTGAAGCCTTGTCGATGGTATTTGAGAATGGTTTGCAGGACGAGATGGTGCTCGGCGCACTTTTGATTCAAACAGGTATCATCCATGACCTGTTGCACAAGATCCCAATAGATTTGATTCGTTCGCTTTTGCATGACTGGAATCATGCAACGAAGAGAGGAAGACAGTCAAGGGTTTACGCTCGCACGAGGCAACTTGAAATGTGCGTATAGGATAATCCTGTCAACTGTATCCTTTTAGGCACACTTGGGCGCTGGTGAGCTGAGTTATCCACTGATTCAGCCTGTGAGTAGCGAGTGGGCGCTTATCCACAGTGAGGTGGGCACTAGTAAGTAGAGGTAATCATTGATGAATACGAGATTTGTCTGATAATGAACATTATGTGAACTGTGCAGTATTGTACAAATCAGGCTATCTGGTGCGGATCGGAAGGGGTGGGGTCACTGGGCGGACACCCCCACCCCGTTGGGTTTGGGTCTCATCTGTGCCTCTCACCCCCCGCGCAAAGGGACTCCTGCTCACTGTTCCAGGAGTGACAAAAGATTCTCACTGGTCAATTATTCCCCTAAGTACTTCCTAATTTCCCAGGAATTCCAAAAAGGCGCTTGACTATCAAAATAAATCGGTGTAGAGAGGTTGGTCATGCCCGCGACGAAATCTCGTCCCGCATCGACAGAGCCGCCGGTTCTCCTATCCGACGGCACCGAGGACACCCCCTACCACCGCTTTCTGCAGCGCCGCAATTTGCACACGGCGCTCTTGAAAAAGACGACGGCCCAGGAGCAGCTCGCGGAGCGGATGCGCAGTCGGCTGGACGCCGTGCAAGAGTATTTGCAGGACGACGAAGTGTGGTTCACGAAGCTCGACAAATCGCCCTTACGGGACATTGCGGTGATGGAAGGCATTTGGATCGACAAGTTGCAACTGCTCGAAGGGAAGGCGACGCAGGTGATTTCGGTGCAGCATCAGGACAAGCTGGATCAGCTCCTGCCGGTGCTGTTGGAGACGTTGAAGCAGCGCGGCTTAACCATTGGGCTCAGTGAACGGCGGCTGGAGATCATGACATGATCCACCCGCATCCCGATACACGCCACGTCATGCGCATCATGCGGACCTATCTGCTGGGCGTCAAAAAGAAATGCGGCACCGCGCGGGGCCTCGGCCATGCTCACGATCTCCTCCACACGTATCTCACGGCAAAACGTGAGGTGCGTACAGCCCAGCGCGCCCTCTGTGCGTCCTTCCTCGCTATGCGTGCGAAACAGCGCCAGGGCTGGCTCAATAATGCGTTTACGGAGCCGCGCACGCCATGACCCTCGCCCCCGTCCTTGATCGTCTCGACACCCTGACGCCGGCTGCGGTGGGCGGCTTGACGGACGACGAGTTGATTGCGTTGACGGCGCAGTTGGTGGAGATCCAAGCCCACGACCGGCAGACGAATCAGTTGCGCTACTATCAGCCGGTCTCTGCAAGGGCGTATCGCATTCATCATAGTCTGTGCCGCACCATCGGGGTGGGAGGCGGCAACGGCAGCTCGAAGACCGATTCCCTCTTAGTCGAAGCCGTGATTCGCTCGACCGGCCAAATTCCGCTCTCGCTCAAAGACAGTTACCCGCGCCAGAAACTCCGCGGCCCTGTTTCAGGCCGCATCGTGGTGGAATCGCTCACGACCACCCTCTTTCCCATCGTGCTCCCCAAACTCGACTATCGCAAATGGCAGGGGGTCGATCCCGCCGGCGGGGCGCGTGGGCATTGGGGCTGGATTCCGCAGGATTGTTTGATCAACGGTCAGTGGGATAAATCATGGAAGGCGCACGAGCGGATTCTGAGCCTCTATTATCGTCATCCTGACAGACGAGAAGATATCCTAGGGATTTCTACCATACAGTTTATGTCCTACGATCAAGACCCCTCCGACTTCGCCTCAGGCGATTTCCACTGGATTCTCCACGACGAACCGCCGAAAGAGGCCATTTGGGTCGAGGATATGGCGCGCACCATGCGCGTGGACGGCACCATGCTCGTCGGCATGACCTGGCCAGACGACCCCACGATCCCGGTCGATTGGATCTTAGACCGCCTCTACTATCCCGCCCAACCCGGCCCCGATCACGATCCGCACATCGCCTGGATCAATCTCGATACGACCGAAAATATGAATTTGGATCAAACGGCGATTGCGCGCGTGGCGGGACAAATGAGCGTGGCGGAACGCTCCTCGCGCATCTTTGGCCAGCCCATCACCCTCTCGAACCGCGTACATCCGCTCTTTACCGACGATGAGCATAAATGGTGCTTTGGCTGCAACGAGTTGGCGATTACGAACGAGCAGGGCGCCTGCGGGCGCTGTGGGGGCACGGAGATTGTCCGGTTTGCCCACGTGCAACCGCTCGTGGCCCACTCTACCTACCCAGTGATTCAGGTCCTCGATCCGCATCCCCGGAAGCCGCACATGCTGCTCTGGGTGCAGGTCACACCGAACGACGATTTGGAGCAGATGGCCGAATTGGAAGTGGACGACACGCCAGCCGTGGTCTGGCAGGCCGTGCAAGATTTGGAACGCGACTACGGATGGGCTAGTGTGTCCCGCTTAATGGACCCGAACATGGGCCGCTCACCCTCCGGCACCAATCGGGATATCTCCTGGCAGGATGCGTTCGACGCGGTGGGCATGCGGATTGATTTGGCGGATGACGGCGAAGTGGGGCGGCGGATTTTTAACGATTACTTGAAACCCGATCCGCTCACCAAGCAACCGCGCTATCGCGTGGACCCGCGCTGCGTACGGACGATCTATCAGCTGAAACGCTATACGTGGAAAGATGAGAAGCGCGGAACCGAGAAGGCGCAGAGCCAGCGGGCGAAGCAGAAACATGACGACTATCCGACTTGCATCAAGTACATCATGAACTCCAATCCATCATTCAGAGGCTTACAGAATAGAGGCAGTGCGTTTCAACCAGTGGGGAGGCGCGTGAATGGCTACTGACACGGTGTTGAAAGCTGGTCGGACGTTGGATGCGCTGGTGGCGGAGCGTGTCATGGGCATTGAGCATCGGTGTGCTCGCCAGCCCAATGGGATGCGGTTTGATATTGTATGCCCGGTCTGTGATACCGCAGAACATTATTCCACCGACATCACCGCCGCGTGGGCGGTGGTGGAGACACTGCATGGGCGCATGACGATCATGGGTCCTGGCGCGGTAGAAATCTTTGACAAGGGCGAGCGTGTGTCACAATGGACGTGTGCATTTATGGATGAAGATGGCTATCCAGACTATTTTGCTGAAGCCGACACCGCCCCGCTCGCCATCTGTCTCGCGGCTCTGAAAACTGTGGAGGACGATGCCGACTGAACCAGCATCACCAGCTGTAGACACTGTCCCACCTGACGAACCAACGCCAGCGATGTCTGCAGCCAAAATGCCCACCCGCCGTCGGTCCTTTGCCTTCGATGCGGAAGAGGTCGTGCGGGACGTGTTAAAGTGGTACGACCAGGATATCCATGATCGTCAGGATTGGTCGGACCGCCGCTTGCAACGCTATGCGAAGTTGCGTGGGTGGCTGGAAGCGAAGGATTATCCTTGGCCCAATGCCAGCAACGTCTATATCCCGCTCATGATGACCGATTCCCTCCAGATGCAGGATACGCTGCATAACGGCGTGATGAGTCAGCGTCCGGTGATGAATCCCCAGCCGTTGAACCCCGCCGATAAAGAGCAGGCGGAGACCGTTGCCGATTTGCTCGATTATCAATTCTTCACGGAACAGCAAGGCGAAGAGAAATTGGCGACGTTGATCGAATCGTTTACGAACGACGGGACCATGTATTCGCTTCAGGCGTGGATCACGGATGAGCAGGAGACGGAACAGGTCGAGACGTTCCCGGCGTTGGAAGGCAATGTGCCTGTGGAGTTTCAACTCAAGACGCGCCTGGAAGGCATCTTTAGCGATCAGAAGGCTGCGTCGATTACGCAAAAGAAGGACGACGACCCGTTTACGTGGTCGATCAAATGGTTCGACGACAACCACAAAGCCCAGACGGCGACGGCAGATTTTTATACTGCCGACGATGGGCGGCTCCTCTGCATTGTGAAACGGAAACAGATCATCTTCGACGGTCCCGCGATGCAGCCCAAGACCGAAGAGGATATCGTCTACCCCTCGCGTGCGGAGAATCTGCAACCCCCCTCACCGTCGAATCCTGCCGGCGCCCATCATGTCTGCTTGGTGGATTACCCTTCGAGAGATGAACTCAAACGCTTATGGAAATCGAAGTATTATGACCTCATGACTCAGGAGGATAGCGACAAACTAGACGAGGAGACCGAAGGACATAAAGGCCATCAGGCCAGTTCAGCGGACGACCCTGAGCAGCATAAAATCCAGCGCGACGCCTTGGCCGGGCATACTTACGGCACGAGCGAGGCCGCGTCACAGACCTATACCCGCCTCCTGTGTTTTGCGCGGTGGGATGTGGACGGCGACGGCCTCGACGAAAATGTGGTGTTCTGGATACTGAAGGAACACAAGCTCCTCTTGCGCGCGCGGCTCATGCAGGAAATCTTTCCCTCCCGCGAAGGCCGCCGGCCCCTCGTGTCGGAGCAATTCATTCCTGTGCCGGGGCAGATACGCGGCATTGGCCTCTTAGAACTCCTGGAGCATATCCAGGACAGCATGAAGATTTTGGTCGATCAAACGATCGATAAAAATACCCTCGTCAATACGCCCTGGTTCACCTTCCGCGCCTCCAGCGGAGTGCGTCCAGAAATTATTCGCATGGCGCCCGGCGAAGGCTATCCCTTGGCCGACCCGTCGCGCGATCTCAACTTCCCAGTGATTCCGAACGCCGATCAAACGCTGTCACTCAATCTCCTCGCCATCTTCAATCAGTGGGCCGAGCGGCAAGCGGTGATCGGCGAACTGCAATTTGGGCGCGTGCCGCAAGGGAAGGCCTCGGCGCTCCGTACCACGCAAGGCATGATGAGTGTGTTGCAGCAAGGGGCGGCCCGACCCGAACGGATCATTCGACGCTTCTTCATGGGCTTGGCGGAAATCTATACGCAGTTGCATGAACTGAATACGATTTATCTGAAGCCCAAAAAGCAGTATCGCGTGCTCGGGATGGCGACGCCCGGTGCCGATCCCTACCGGACCTTGGATGATCTCTCGAAGATCAAGGGGCGTTTTCAATTCGAGTTCAAAGCCAATTCGCTCAATACCAATAAAGCGGTCAAGGGGCAGATCCTGCAGCAGTTGGGGGCCATGACGTTTAATCCCATGACGATGCAGATGGGCCTCGTCACGCCGGAGAATTATTACACCTGGCTCAAGGACATTTACGCAGAAAGCGGCCAGGACCCGAACCGCTATGTGAATCCTCCCACGCCGCAATCCGCGATGCCGAAGATTACGGCGGAGCAGGCGATCGGCGATTTGTTAAACGGCGTGATTCCCGAGCAATTGCCGAGTGAAGGGCCGCAGATGCACCTGCATCGGCTCCAACAACTCCTGCCGCAGTTGCAGCGCGAAGGGGCGGTGGATGCGGCCTTTCAATTGCTCTATCAGACCTACGTGCAGAAGGTCCAGGCGCTGGTGGCGCAATCTCATCAGATGGCACGGGCGGCAGGTCAGTTCTCTAGTATGTTGAGCGGGCAAGGCGGCGGACAACCGAGCAACAACGGTTCGGGCGAAGGTGGCGGTGGAGAGATGATGCCGCAGCCGCAAGGCCAGTTGATGGACGAATCGCTGCCAGGAGCCAAAGGCATGATGGGGCAGGGATTCTGATGCGGATGATTGAAGCGGAACTCTGGTGCCCTACTTGTCACACCCTCTATGCGCAAATCTTCCGTGTGCAGCGGAACGAAACGGTCTGGGAGCATGAGAAGGTGCCGGCGGATGCGCCGTCGGTGTGTACGCGCTGCGAGACGGTACTAGAGCGACGCTGATGGCCGTTACGAGAGAACAGTGGGACGCGCGCGAACAAGAATTGGCGCAAGCCAAGCGCGATCGTCGCCCGATCAACGAAGGCTTGCTCAAGCAAGCAGCGGTCCACGCGGCCCTGCTCACGGGCCAGCCGAGTTGGGATAAGTATCTCCAGACGTTGCAAGTGGATGTAGAGACAGCGGAGGTGGAACTCACGGCGCTCCACGACAAGCTCGGGACGCCGTTGAACGACGAGTTGCTGCGCCTGACTTATGTGAATGTCAATATGGTGCGGGAGCGGCTGCGTGTGCTCAAGTATTGCATGGGGCTCCCCAATGATATTTTGAATCATGCGGAGGACGTACTTGACAAGTCCACCCAATAGGAGTATGCGAGAATGGGAATACAGAATCCTGTAACGTCCCCATACGCCGATATCGCATTGGAACATTTAGGGGAAGGGCGTGTGGTTCTGCCGATGGAAGTAGTCACGGCGATACGGGCGATGCGTGAAGGACAGTCCACTGGGCACATTCTGTTGAACTTTAACCAAGGGACCATCCAGAGTATGGAAGTGAAAGAACATACGCGGCTGTAAATAGTTTTCACCGCGACCGAACACATCGAGCGGGATTCTCTTCTTCGGAAGAGGGTCCCGCTTTTTTGTGGGTCGCGCGGGTCATCCCCCCAGATTGGGATGCGCGGGTTTCGTCCCGCACCGTCAAAACGAGGAGGATACGATGGCTGACGAGAAGGAGAGCGATGCGCTACGACCAGATGATTCCGCTGACCAAGCCCAGGAAAGCCCGGAGCCCAAAACTCCATATGCGGCTCCAATCTCCGATGCAGCGGTTGGCGCGGACGATGGCCAAGGGGATGCAGGTGAAGCTGGGGCGTCCCCGCTAGAGCCAGGTGGCGCACGGTTCAAGCAGGTCTGGGCACGGGCCAAAACAGCTGAAGCCGAAGCCCAGCAGCTCCGCGAAGCGAAGGCTCGACTGGAGGGCCAACTTGAGGCGACTCGGACTGCGGCTCCTGTCACTGAGTCGAAGCCGGAACCTCGGCTGACCTGGGCGCAACTGGAAGCCGGGATTGAAGAAGGGAAGATCACCCGTGCGCAAGCAATGGACTACCGTGAGGAGTCGATTCGCAAGGAACTGGAGGTAAAATTTGACAACCGCCTCAAGAATGTCCTGGCGACGCACTCACGCGGCGCAACAGTCCAATCGGAGATTGAGCAGTATAAAAGCACCGTGCCAGAGATTAAGACGAAGGGCACACCGGAGCGGATCAAACTGGAACAGGAATTCTCCTATTTGGTCAGCTTGGGTTACGACGAGAACGATTCACGGACGGAACTCTTGGCCTGCCGCACGACGTTCGGCGATGTGAAAGTGGCGCAAGAACGGCAGGCGGCGAAGACCACGATTCAGGAGCGTGACACCATGCAGGACATTCCCGCCAGTGGCAAACCGAAACCGGATGCCAAAGATCCACTCAAAACCATCACGGGCGAGCAGCGCAAATACTATCAGCGAATGATCGACAAGGGTCAGTACAAAGGGTGGGCCGAGGTACGCGAGGAATTGGCCTTCGTACCACAGCGATAACCAATGAGCCAGACGATTCTTGTGAAGCAACAGTGGACGACCGCGCAGAAACTTAAAGCCTTGGAACGGGGCGGGAAGAAACGCAATCGCGTGGCAGGCGGGTGGATTGCGGACATTGCCGCGCAGAAGAAGGTCATTACCCTCTGCGCGCTCTGTACGCCCAAATTCAATCCCGCGCGGGTGGGGTATCGCAAAGAAAAGGAATTCCCCGTGTGCCAAGCGAAATGCGATGGGTGTTCCACCGACGATCCGTTTTGTAGTCTGTATATTTACGAAGCCTTCTATTCACAGGTGCGCTCGACTGCTGAAGAGCGGCGGGCCTTAGCAAAATCACGCGAATCACGTATTCAACGCGGCTATCTCTAAGGGGAGACAAACGACACTCCTCCGACGTGTCGCAAAGGAGACATCATCATGCAATACAAAGGTAACTTTAGCGGATCATCCCCAGTCGTCATTCGATATAAAGTCAGTGCGACAGGACTTGTAGCAGGCGTCATTGTCTGCGCTGCGATCGATGGCAGTTCCGGTGAAATGATCATCACCGCCGCCACGGCGACGGCGAATCAAATGGGCCTCTTGGCGGATTCCGCTTCAGCGGTCGGTGAAACCCTCACCTACAGCACCACGCAAGGAGATGCGGAAGCCAGCTACGGCGTTATTGTAAATCCAGACGCGATTCTGCGTGGGTTAATGGTGACGGGCGCCACGGGCACGTCGATCACCCAAGATACGGTTGTGACCGCCGCCTCGAACGGTTTGACCGTCGTTGGCGGGACCAGTGTCGCCTCCCCCGATATGGATCAGGGAACGATCTGGTACACGAGCGGGGCGAACGTGGGGCGATCACGGAAGATCACCAGCACCTCCTCAGTGACGGCGACGGTCATTGTGCCGTTTGCCGCCAATGCGGTGGGCGATACGTTTCTGTATGCCGGCATCTCGCCGGGATTGCAAGGGATTACTTTGACCACAAGCGTCCTGAATCTACGGGCGGATATTGCTATTGCGACGGGCGTGAACGTCACGACCGTCAAAATGGAATGCAATGGGTCCACCGACAGTTTTGCCCATGTCGTCATGACCGATCACGTGTTTGCACAAATCACGTAAGACGGACCGGGCGACAGGGACTAACGGAGGTTTATTATGCCAGTGCCACATTCCTCAGCCAATTTTGGGGATCTCATCGATCCTCGCATCAAGAAAATCTTCCATAGCGAATTGCAAGAACTCCCGGATTACGTCGGGACGCTGTATGCCATCGAAAGTTCCAGTACGCCCTATGAAATTTCGAGCGAAGTGGGTGAACTGGACGACTTCACGGAGTTTACCGGGACCGTGACCTACGGCTCCCAGAATCAGGGGTATGACGTGCGCGCGACGCATCTCGAATTCAGCAAAGGCATTCAAGTCGAGCGGAAGCTCTTCGATGATGACCAGCACGGGATCATCAATAAGAAACCGATTGGGTTGGCCACCTCCTATAACCGCACGCGGCAGAAGCACGCCGCACGGCTACCGAACAACGCCTTTTCCGTCGATACATGTTCTACACGCATTCCGAAGCCGTGGCGCTCTGTAGTGATTCACACACCACGACCTCCGGGGCATCCACTGCATCCGGGTTCGACAATCTCACGACGGCTTCCCTGACGGCGGTCGGGCTGTCGTCTGCACGCATTCAAGCCTCTGGATTCCGCGACGACATGGGTAACCGCTATATGGCGATGATGGATGAACTCTGGATTCCGATCGATCTCTTCGAGCAGGCGCAGGAAATCATTCAATCAAGCGGCAAAGTGGATGTTGCCACTAATAATGTGAACGTGCATAAGGGCAAGTTCACGATCATGCCGACCGAGAACGGCTGGAACTACATGACGGATACCAATAATTGGTTCCTCATGGATGGTCGGCTCCGCAAACGGTTCTGCACCTGGTACGACCGTGTACCGCTCGAATTCGGGCAGGCGGAGGAATTGGATACCTTGATCGCCAAATGGCGGGCCTACTGTCGCTACAGCAATAAGTGGCAGAATTGGCGGTTTATCCTCGGGAGCCAAGTCTCCTAATGGCTACCGCCAAGTTCGATGGGCACATCAAAGGCAAGGTGGAGACGGTGTTGCATGAATATAAGCATGGCCGTCTCCATTCACGATCAAAGCAAGGTCCGATCGTCAAAAGCCGCAAAGAGGCCATTGCGATTGCGATGAGTGAATCGGGGATGAGCAAGAGGAGAGACTGAGATGCCGTCACGAATCTATAGCCGATTTCCTGAACAGAAGATCACGAATCCCGATCCGCCAGCAGACCCCAGGCCGGGATCTAAAGGCACAGTAACGGAGCGGACAGCAAACTGGCCAGGGCTTCCTGGACCTGGCTCCAAAGGACCGAAAGCAAATGTGCCGAAAGTGAAGATTTATCCTAGCTCGCAAGGGCTCTGCTAGTCCTGCGTCGGGAGTGCGCGACGTTGGGTAGGGCAGGATCGTACTAAGGAGGATACATCATGGGTTGGATTACGAAATATGGATCATTTTGGGGCATGTTGCCGCAGACCGCTGGTCGGATATTTTGGGTGGCAGATGCAGCAAGTTATCAAGTCGAAGGACGCACATACTCTGCGAGTGACGACAATGATGGGCTGTCCCCTGAGCGCGCCTTTCGGACTGTGGATTATGCCGTGGGACAATGTACGGCGAACGAAGGTGATGTGATTGTGCTCCTCCAGGGGGCGCACTCCATTTCCGCCACGATTGCGGTGGATGTGGCGGGGATTACGATTACCGGCATTCCAGGCAGCACGCCGCTGCCCGGGCTACGCGGCAACGGTGGGGGACCGCTCAATCGCTCCAGTATTACCTCGACGCAAACGGCGGGGATTATCTTTACGGTGACGGCGGCAGATGTCGAAGTCGCGTACTTGGATATTGAACCGCCGGCAGCGGGCGGGCGAGGATTTAGCGTCTCGACCGTCGGGCATCGCCTCTTCGTCCATGACTGCACGATTGCGTTGGATGCGACCGCCTCCGTGACCACATATGGGATTCATTATCCTGACGATGTGACGGGGGTGAATGCACGCGCACGCATTCGCAATTGTTACTTTGTCTCAGGGACTGTCTCTACGAGCGGTGCCAACGGTCCTGCGATTTTGGCGGCGGGTACGGTGCGCGGCATGGTGGTGGAGAATTGCACGTTTGAGCTGTTGGGCACGGCGGCGTGGGCTGATGCCATCCTGTCTACCGGCATCACCAATCAATTGGCGATTCGGGATTGCGATTTCATTACGCCGTCAGTGGCAACAACTGTCATGACGGACGCGATTGATGTCACGCTGGCGACAGGTGATGGTGCCTGTAAGGTATTTAGATGTTACTTCATGGAAGGCACGGACGCCTTTGAAACGACGGCGACGCTCGATGTCGTCGCAGCGGAATGCTATCTGGCGAACTCGACGGGGAGCATTCTCGCAGCCAGTTCGTAATGCGTTTTGTGGATACGGGATCGCCAGGGACGATTGTGGTGGCTCAGGATCACCTAGGCCGCTACAGTGAATTTGAAGAGTCGTTGGAGCGCGTACTGGTCCCTACGGGGACCGTGCTCTGGCGGGTGCGGAGCGGGGCCTGTGCGTTGAACTGTAACGTCGGAGTAAGTAAACGCACCGGGGACTGGGTGTGGTTCATCGATGACGATCATACGTTTCAGCCCGATGTGGTGATGCGACTCTTGGCGCATCAGAAAGAATTGGTGGCGCCCTTGGTGCCGATGCGTTATCCCCCGTTTGAGTTGGTGCTCTATAAACAGTTGGACATTAGCGAGGAAGTTACACGCACCCGCTGTATCAGTGCGTACTACACGATGGCGGATCTTAACGGGATCTCCGGATTGCTCCAGACGCAAGGCTTACCGAAATCGGGGTGTCTGATTCGAGAAGCGGTCTGGAAAACGATGCCGCCGCCGTGGTTTAAAATGGGGCGGATCGAGCCGGATCAAATTGACGATGACCGCTATTTCATGTGGGAAGCCCGCACGAAATATGGGTTTGACTTGTGGTGCGATACCGACCAAAGCATCACCCATCTGACCACGGTGGCCATTGGCTGTCGGCGCGATGTGGGTGATCGCTATCACCGGACCACGACAATTCATGGGGCGGTGCGGGATGTGTAGGGAGGGCGGATGAAGTATCTCGCTGAGTCTGGCCATCCCCAAGGGACCGTGATCGTGGCGGCGGCGACGCAACCGCGCTTTTACGAATTTTCGCTGTCGCTGGATGCGCTCGTCGCGCCCACCGATACGAAACTGAACATCATCCGCAGTTGCGATATTACGCAGAATTTCAATGATGGCATTAAAAAGATGGTGGGGGAATGGGCCTGGTTTCTTGGGGATGATCATGCGTTCGATCCCGGTCTTCTCATGCGGCTCTTGAACCATCGGGTCGATGTTGTGGTGCCTATTACGCCATGCAAAGCGGCGCCGTGGTTCCCCTGTGTGATGCACGGCCTTGAAGGGGGGTTCGGGGAGACGTGGAATGAAAAGATGCCGCTCTACCATTGGGATGAACTCTCGGGCGATGGGCTCTTGCCCTTGCCAGTCGGAGACTTTATCGGGCAAGCCGGCATGCTGGTGCGGAAAGCCGTGTTGGACCGAATCGGCTATCCCTGGTTCAAGTGCGGGCGGATCGATCCAGGACGGTTACAAGAAGACTTGACCTTCTGCCGCGAACTGCAATTGTTGGGCTATACGGTGCATGTCGATCAGGAGGTCATTTTCGATCATTATTTCATCAATAGTATCACGGCGCGGAAGTATCAAGGGAAATGGGCGCCGGCGTTGAAATGTGGGAATGGCGATGTGGTGGTGTTGCCGGAAGCCAAGCCGGAAGCCTTACCAGAATCGCAGTATGTGGGGAAGGCGCGGGTGAAATGGGCGCCGTTGCCGAATCAGGCGGCCTATGCGGAGAAACACGGGGAGACGGTGCGATGACCGAGTTTACCGATCCCATCGTCCATCAGCCTGCGACTATCGACCCCTCGGTGATGGTTGGCGAGAACTGCACGATTTGGCAATACGCGACGATTTGTGCGGAGGTCCGATTGGGGGAAGGCGTGGTGGTGGGTAGCCATGCCTGGATTGGGCGTGGCGCTCGGATCGGCAACTTTACCCGCATTCAGCACGGTGCGTTTATTCCGAATCAAACGCACGTCGGGCGAGGGGTCTTCATTGGCCCGAACGTGACCTTGACGGACGATAAGTATCCCAAAGTTGGTCGGCGCGCGGTTGATCGTGAGACGCTGGTTTGGCGCGAAGGCCGTGATGGGTTCTACCACGCCGAACCGCCGATATTGGAAGACGATTGTTCGATCGGCGCTGGGGCGGTGATTCTCCCAGGCGTCCGCATTGGTCGTGGCGCGATGGTAGGTGCAGGGGCCGTCGTCTGCGATGATGTAGCGCCGTTTACGACGGTCATAGGCATGCCTGCTCGACAAAGTTCTCCACCGCTCACACAGGAGTCTATATGGAAATCCTAACCCCCACACATAGCGATCAAGTGCCTGCCGCCCTCAACGACCCCGGTGCGAATCTGCTGCGTCCCGCACAAATGGTGGAGCACTACAACGATCTCAAGGTCGCACAAAACGATCTGGAGAATCCCAAGGTGCAGGATAAAGGGGCCGTGCGGCAACGGGTGAATAATCTCAAGCGGCAATATGAATCGCAGGCCCCCCGGCCCGTGACCGATGGCGCCGTGAAAGATGCCTTGGCAAAGGAAGCGAACACGCTCCTTGCCAAGATTCTTCCCGGCATGCTCTCGCAAGAGGAAATGCGCAAAAATCCTGCTGGCAGTGTGGATAAACATCTCCGCTGGGAACGGGAGAACAAAGCGAGGATTGTCCGGTGGAAGAAGATTCAATGTGTGTTGAACGCGGATGGCAGCGACCCACACACCTGGGATCGTGACGCGGCCAATTTGGAACGTTTCCGCCCACAAGGTCCGCAAGACAAGTTTCGGGCGGATGCACAGATTTCTGGACATATGACTTATGGGGATGTATCGGACGAGCAATGGGCACGGACGTTTGGGAAGACTGAACCAGACAATAGCGCACTCAACCAAGCGAAGCGGGCATCCGCTGATCCGTTACGAGACGTGATCCTGGAGGCGCAGCGCACGGTGGATATCGGGCTCGAAGCGACGCTGTCATCTGAGTATGTCCCACCTGTGCCACTGGCGACACGCAGACGCAAACCGATGAGTGAGGAGCGGAGGCGTCTGGCATCCGCCAATCTTGCGCGAGGAAGAGAAGCGAAGAAGCTCAAGTTACAGGCGAAGGGAACCTGACCATGGCATTTCCATGGCTGAAAAGCGGAGAAGGCCCACCGAATAAAGGTAAGCCAATCTCCTCATCTGTGATGCGAAATATCATCACTGGCTACATCATCAAATGTCGTACCTATTTCAGTGGGCCGTTTTTGGCCGGGAGGTGTAATTTTGGCTTACCCATATATTTTCGAGAGCAACTTTGAGCAAGGCACGAACGGCGAATGGGATTCGGAAGCGGACACTGGGAGCCTTTTGGATTTTCCGCATTACAGCACGCTCTCGAACATCCCAACGGCCCCCGTCCCCTATCGCGGGGCCTACTGCATGCGGATTCAACCAGCCGATACGAACAATCATGCATTGACCGAAGGAGATATTGACATTGCCGATCAAGGCACGGCGTTCTTCCGCTGGTATCTGTTTGCCTCCTCCGACTTCACGGCAACGGCAGACGATGATTTCAACATCTTTGAACTGCAACAGGCCGGTGGCGCTACGACGGAAGCCAGTATGGGGATGCGAATTATCGCGGCGACGAATGCCCTGAGTATTGGTGTGGGCGATGGCACGGCCCCGTCCAGTTATGTGTCGTTTCCGAGGAACCGATGGGTGTGCGTGGAATTGGAAGCAAAGATTTCTACGACTGGGGTGGGGACGCTCACGCTCTATCTGGATGAACAATCCGCCATCGCCTTGACGACACTCACGGCGGCTGCCGCCGTTGGCACAGGGGCGTTGGGGACGCAGGATACTCTCTCAACCACAACTGGGACGCTTTATTTCGATCAGTTCGTGATGGACGATCTGCGCATCTACGGCCTGCCGATTCGCTACCCAGAAGAACTCTTTATGACCAAGACGGGGCATGCCTTTGTCGGCCAAGGGACCATCGAGAATGCCTCGCTCCTCTCTGGGGCGGGGACCGATTGCGTGCTTCAGATATTCGATACCGATGTCAATAATACCCTGCATACGGGACGCATGAAATTGGAACTCAAGAACACCGCGAACAATGAACTCGTCGATCCCGCTGGCGTGCCCATCAATGTCCAACGTGGGTGTTACGTTACGCTCGCCGGCACGAATCCTCGGGCCATGCTCAAGATCGGGCGGGCGCAAGGCTATTACAGCCAGGGTCGCATTAAACAGCACGGCGCGAAACGGATTCAGACGCCGGGGAATTGGTAAGCCATGCCGTTTCCCACAACGTATAATTGGGTGCAGCATGCGTTCATGCATGGGGTCTGTCAGCGATGTGCCTTGCAGGTGACGCATGAAGTGACTGGCGAATTCTGGAGCGTGGAGGGAGCCATTTTGCGTGAGGAACCAACGGGCACCAACTGGACGGTTTGCACGGCGCCATGAATGGTCTCCTGCAATGGAACGCGAATACTGAACCAGATTTGGCCGGGTACTATGCGTATCATGGATTCGTCACAGGCATCTATGATCCTGGAATCTTTGTCGCGGCACCAACCACCCAATATCTCTTTACCAATTTGGCGTTGGGGGTCACGCATTATTTTGCCGTAAAGGCGGCGGATACGTCAGGTAATCTCAGTGCGTTTAGTGTGGAAGTGACGCTCCGCAATGAGTTCCCGATTTTTGTTCAAGACTTCCGATTGCCGGCACTCTCACAACGGCAGCAACGGGCCTGGGATACCGATACGAGCCACATGGTGAGCGGATTCATGGCGGACGTGATGGGGGCTAACATCATCATTCCACCCCCTCCACCAGAGACTTTCCCTGTGTATGAGGCGATTGGTGGATTTATGATTGTCTAACGGAGGCATTATGAACTGGAAACCCATCAAACATAGACCCGTTATCATTGCCCTGTTACCATTATTCTTTGCTGTGCCCATTGGGGTGGTCGGGTTTTTAGCCTCGTATATCTACGCCGAAACCTGCACGGGGACGACCTGCACCTATACCGCCTCGGGCACCGAACCGACCACGAAAGTCGGCGGGGCGCCACTCAATAACCTCAAGCAGATCGTGCTCACGCCGAAATTGAACGGCGTGACGCAGGCCCCCGTGACTATTCCCGCCACGAAAGCGCAAGGCGGCGGGGCGTTTAGCAAGGCATTGACGATTACCCCAACGGCGTGTGCGGTGACGACGCTCTCCGTGGATATGCAGGCAGAAAATACCTTGGGGGCGAAAAGTGTGGCGCTCAGTGCCGCGAAGTCCAAGGACTTGACGCTGGACCCTACGTGTGCCCCGAACACGGGCACTTTTACG